TTTCTTCGATATCAACACGTTGTTCCTCCTGCGTTACGTTTAACTCCATTGGAATCTCACGACGTACATAGTCACGAGATACGAGTTTGTCTGAACGCATTTGTAGTAAAGCAATGATGGCACGGTTTGGATCCATACCAGACATAATGCCGTAGCGAACATCTACACCGTAGTTGCCATCAATTTGCTTTGATGGGATGTACTTCATATTAAATGGAGTACCGTCGTCTACGCCCTTGATTTCTTTTTGCATAGAACCAAAGATCTTCTCATCTACTTCAAAGCAGAGAGAAGCAAGGTCTGTAAACATACGAGCAAACTGTGCTTGTGCTGATTTGATCTGTGTATCAAAGCCTGCTTGCAGTGCTTGTACACCACGACCTGTAACGATAGATGCATCGATATTACCTGAGCGAACCTCTGGGTAACGAGAACCTAAACGTAGTTCACGCTCAAGGACCCCAGACTCTGTGAAAACTCCAGGTGGTAGTTCCAAAGGAACACGGCGAATACCTTGTGGATTAGCAGAACGCATAATCGCATCAGGACCAAGAGCAAGTTCTTGCACATCTTGTGGAATAGCAATAGGTGCTTGGATAGATTTTTCTGCTGCTTGGATCTGCAATACTGCAAAGCGAGCACGAGCAAGTTGAACTGATAGAACATCATCAAACTGTCCACGTGCTTCACCATCGATAGATGAGCGCATAGCAACGTATGCCATACACTTACCGATAGGGTTTGGAATGTTTGAGAGTACTAGGTTCTTACGCTCTGGGATAAAGATTAGATCTTGGTCTTTGTCGTGATAGCGAACTAGTGACACATATGGTGAACCAGGAGAATAAACATTCTTTGGCATAATCTGGTCATAGAACTCTGGGTACTGCATTGCAAGTGTTTCAGCATCAGTTGCCATTACCTGCGTGAGCGAGATGGTACGACCAAATCTATCAATTTCAGGATAAGTACCAAAAGGATTAAGCAGACGTATTCTCGGATTATTGGTTTCATAGTCCATCTCCACAATGCCTGGCAACATACCGTAAGTATTAAACCAATCAGCACCAGTGTACATTTGAATTTGTAGTTCAGATGCGCTGATGTAATGGTTGACAATACGAGTACGTGTATCTGCAGCCTTGCGTGCTGAGTCTGAAACCATATTGGTCGCAGCGCAGTTAAATGATGGTAGCGGTGCCATTGCTTCTGCTAGGTCACGTGCTGCTACGTCAATGAAGTTAGCAACTAAAGGCTTTGGGTATTCCTCTGAAAACATTGCAGGGTAAACCTTGCTAATGTCTCCCTGACGTACAGAGAGCACATCACGCATTCTCTGGTCACGTGCGGCGTAGCGTGTTTGAAGGCGATTAACCTTGGCTACTACCTCTTTAGTTGATAACAATTGTTTTCCTTACTTAGACTTTTTGTATAATCCTGGGTACTTCTTATCGATGGCTTTCTTAGCATCCATCTCTGCCTTCTTTACACCTGATGGTGACACACGCTTCTTTAATGCTTCTACCGCAGCAGGTCCTACTAACTTCTTGGCTGGAGCCTTAGTTGTTGTCTTAGCAGGAGCCTTCGCTGCTGCCTTCTTTGCAGTTTCCTTTAGGAACTTAACGTCCTTCTTAACTTGCTTTGCAAGCATTGGGTCTGACTTCTTCATATTTGGCATTGTTATCTCCTTATTAGATGAACGTACGGTCTTTCTCTGCGAGCAGTTCATCTATGTTGATAACTGTTCGTTTGCCTACCTCACTACGAGACAGGAATGGATTCTTCATATGATGCGTCTTGTGCATACCTTGGTTGAGCATTTCACGTGCACGGATCTCACAGAACCACAGCGCCATCACCATATCGGTTTTGCCTTTAGTAGTAGGCGACCAGGTAATGAGTTGCTCTATGAGCGCCTTGATATTTTCCGTTTGATCTGACGGAAGATGCATAAGATTGTCGCGGTGGTGTTTGCCGTCGTGTTGCTTGGTGCCAAACAAAGTTGACATTGATGCAACACCAAAGCCTGAGTCCCACTTGTTGGTTCCAGTATGGTGTTCCCGCAGTAGCACTCCTCGTGAGGCCAGGTTTTGCCTGATGCCTTCGTCTTGAGTAAGGAAAGACTGGAACGCATTCTTTTCTACAATCCACTCGCTAGGTTGATATAGACCTGTCCAGTCAAAGATTAATTGACGGATCTGAGCAGGCGTTGGACGAGTGATCTTAATAGCATCAACGATATAGCGTTTATGGCTAACCCGATCAACAGCGTAGCAAATGGCGGCTGTATCACCAACCATAGCGGGATCAAGACCACAAATAATTGAAAAGCCACTAAGGTCACGCGGATGGCCTGGGTGACCAGGAACCAAACGACCTGCTTTACGCATTCCATCTATAGCACCTCTTACACATACTGGGTCAAAGATGGCATCATCTGATATATCCTGTTGTTGGTAAACCAACGCCCAGGTAGATGCATCCATTGCTTGACGTTCATTGTAGAGGTTACGACCATTCCAACGTGGGTATAGTCCATCCTCATTCAAATCTGATTCTGTCTGTCCATCAAAGGGAGCATCTGATGCTGGCCACAATGTAACCCACTGGTCAGGATCTTCGTGAGTTTCTAGTAGGGCTGGCATCGCAAGATATGTCCAGGGTACTAGACCTCCAGGGTAGCGATCCTCGGAACGTAGTTCTTTGTAAAGATCAATTGCTGTAACGCGGGTACCTACGATAATTAACTTACCAGTAGGGTTAAGACGAGAACGCACATCCTGGGTTAACCAGCGGATCTGCTTCTCAAACTCGTTTGCGTTCTTTAATGTCACCGCGTCGTCTACGATAATCATATCTGCACGCTTACCGTAGATCTGACCACCGATACCTACGGCTTCGATGTTTGGATCCTTTTCTGAGGATTCTCTCAGTTCATCACCAAAGGTCACACGGGTTGCCTGCCAAGAGGCGGTCTTAGAGTTAAACCCTACGCCAGCAGCGTAAGCCTGCTGTAATGCTTCATAGTTAGGATGAGTCAGGCGTTGCTTGATGGCGTAGAGAAAGTCTGCTGCTAGTTGCTGAGTCTGAGAGACAATTAGCACACGAAAGTTAGGGTTTTGACAAACCTGCCAGGTAACGTAGTCCACGGTGACCGTCATCGACTTGGCGTGGTTTGGTGGGATATTCAGCAGGATACGGTTATTAGCCAGACCTGGTTCATACTTCATACTGGGATGTAGCCAGCCAGGTTGCCTACCCTCGATTACATCGATCAGGTTTTGCTGGTGTGGAAAAGTCTTGGAGTGCAGGTAGCGTTCACGGAACTCTGCAAAGGTTAAGTCGTGGACATCGGATGAGGCAAAGTTCTTATCCTTGAGACCTAGCCGTGTTCGGTCCATCTTGTCTGCGAAGACCTTATCGGTCCTGCGGTAGTACTCGTAGGTCTTATAGGATTTACCAGATGCAGCCGTGGCTGCCTCGATGGTAAGACCTTCTGCTACACCTGAAAGGATCAGACGCTTGGCGATGTCACTGGACTTCTCTGCCACGTACTCTCCTCTAATAAAGCGCCGAAGGCGCGAAAAAAATTTTTATACTGGAGGGGAAGATCTCTATACTGGAGATAGACCTATCCCCACTAAAAGCAGTAACCAGTTCGGGCTTAGCGCCCGAGGAAGCCACAGCGACCGAGGGGTAAGTTGGTGCTCGTCCTAGGGGGACTCGCGTAGTGCCAACGAAGCGAGTAACGGTCGTAAAACTAGTAACGGTTCGTTTTACTCCCTACTATATATAAGGCAGAAAAAATAACCGATTTCCCGTCTACGGTAGATTTTATTTACGGTTTGTGACTAAGGTCACACAAAATATGTGTACAAATTAGGACATTCTCACTTTAGCGTATATTTTTTTCTGGGGAGTATAATACAGACAGGGGCCACGCTTAACACACGGGGGTGCCTTTGTTTTGCCCTGTGGATAACCCCCCACCCCCCCTGCCCTGTGGATAACTTCTGTGGATAACCTGCAGCCTGTGGATAAGTTATTAACAAAAAACTGTGGGCTTGCTACAGCCTCGGCACCCCTGGACATAATATAATTATATGTACAAAGTTTAACAATGCCCTAAGACTTAGACATATCCCTACCATTTGTCTACCCATTATGTTACCCATCGGTAACAAGGCGCAGCAGATCACCCGCTGTTTTAAGTTACTGAGCCCATCCCTTCGGTAACTTATGTCCTCTTTGAATTGTCGATAAAGAGACACAACAGGACACAGAAAAAAAGATTCCGCCCTCTTGCGTATACGGTAGACACCCGCACTCTTTTGCCCCTAGAATAGGAACATCAAAGAGCGAAGGGCTCTAAGAGATAGTTGAAGATTCAACTATAAGCGAAGGGAAAAAACAGTGTCACACACTAACAATTCAACATTTCAAGCAGATATAACAAAGGCAATAGTTAAAGAGATGATTCGCCTTGGCTTAGATTCAAAGGCCGCCGAATATGTCTGCTCAACTTATGACTTCAATTCTTATTTATTGGAAGGCCAACTTCGTAACCTTGAAAAGCAGATTCACCAAGTACAGATTGCGGCGGGTATCTAATGAAAAGCCAGACTTTCACGATTCGTTTACAGGTACGCGAAGGGTACGCCACACCAAACACGACAGCGGAAGAAGTAGAGATTTACTTCAAAGACCTTGTGCAAAATGTTCTTTTGCCCGCCCTCAATCTTGATCTTGTTCCCCTATCCCTTGAGGTAAAGAAGGCGAGAAAATGAGCGTGTTCGCCTATGTCGTAAACGATGAGATGCTGTGCCCTAAGTGTGGAAAGGGGAAAGAAGGGGCGCAAGAGTGCCACCGCAAGGCCTACTCATTTGGTCACGAGGTAATTGGGTGCTACCAATGCGGGGAGACTCTCAAAACCCCGTTTTAGTTAGACCGCCCCCGCGCTATAGGCTAGAGGTTCACAACCTCACGGGGGCACAAGGTAAGGGGCAACACCGCCCCGCCTTACGCCTAGGAAGGGCAGAAAATGACAACGACACTTGAAGGTTTAATGAATGGGGCAGGGATCACCGCTTCAATTTCTGAGGATTGGAACGACAACGCACCAGAGTGGGCACATAACAAAGCACGCCATTACCGCGTAAAGGTTCGATACCAAAAGCGCACTATGAGCCTTTGGTATTACCAAGGCTTGGGCATTACCCGCGATCCACGCCCTGCTGATGTGGTCGAGTGCTTGACCTGTGACTCAATGAGCGAATACGACTCACTCGATGACTTTATCGCTGAGATGGGGCTAGAGATCAAAAGCGTTCAGGACTTCCGCACTTATGAGAAGCAATACAAGCAACTTAAGAGCCAGAACAAGCGCTTCGCCCACTTAATCGGCAACCCTGAACTAATCCAGAGAATGCAGGAGGTGGCTTAAGTGCTTATGTGCCCCGTTAAGAACTGCAGAAGGCCAAAAGGCCACGGCGGAAGGTGTGGAAAATGATCGATGACGCAATAGTTTTGTGGGGCTTACTGTTACTATATGGGATCCCAATAGTCACCGTGGCTTATTGGATGGAAAAGATGATAAACAAGGGAGAAGATGACAATGACTGAGCAAGAGAGCACCGCGCAATTTGTATTCACTGTAGTGATTGCACCCGCTAACAAGCAGTATGACGTGGAACTGTGGGATTTTGCGGGCACTGAGCCTAAGCAACTAGCCACAGGACAGGCAACTAACTGGCGCACGGCGCTAGGTGAGGCACTATCTAAGATAGAACTACCAACAGACAAGCAAGAGAAGACGATCAACGATGTAATCAAGGAAGGTGTGGAAGATGAAGGAATTTGAGATTAGAATTGCAAAGGTTGTGTACCGCACAACTGATGAGTTTAAGACTGAGGAAGAGGCCAGGATGTGGGCGAGAGAGAAGCGCGACATATTGCGTGAACTAATAGATGACAATGCGGTGGAGTACTTCTTCGAAGTAGATGAGGTGTCTAATGTCTGAGCCTACGGTAGACTACTGGCGTGCAAAGGCGGAACTATGCCGTGACCTTGCGCTGATACAGATTGAAGATGAAGAGACTGAGAAGGAAGCAGGAATGAACCTGATGCGTATGACCTACGCACTGTCAATGGTAGATACATTCAACGAGACAGGGGAAGACAATGAGTAATGATGACAGAGTAGTACGCATAGACAGTAAGGGAGAAGCATTCTTAGGTGACCCACCTTCGGGCTTTCACCCAAAGAATAAACTGGTAAACTTCTACGAGATAGCAACAGAGGAAGGCAATGCAGTATGGGGCGGGGAAGATCCGCATAGCGCAGTGCAATGGCTACGCCAATCACCCTTGAACTCACGCCTGTTAGTCTCTTGCTGGGAAGCAGGGGAAGAGGATGCCAGACTCATCATTGAACCCATTGACATCACAAAGATTGTCTTTGCAGTAATGGCAGGAGCACAATGAATCTAGTGATAGGGATAGCGGTAGTGATGCTGATAGCCTATGCCTTGATAGTGTGGGAGGACAAGACGAACAATGAAAAATGAAAAGAGATTGCGTGGTGCTGCTAACCAAGCGGTACGACAACGCAATTACAGACGGGCAAGAGATCGCGCTCTTGTCAGGTTGGCTCAGGCCTACCCCGAAACGTACAAGGAATTGTTAGAATTGGAGAAGGCTCACGATGAAACGCTTGGCGCTAAATGGATTGATATTGATGGTAATACTGTGCTTACTGTGGGTATTAGAACCCCAAAAGGAATCTCCCACAGAGTTATCGAAACCAACGATCAGTATGAGGACGAAAGCGACAATGGAGGAAAAGCGTGAGAACAAGGCACTTACAATTAGTTACGCACGAGCACTCGGTTACAACCAGCAACAGATCAGATGTCTTGTCACCCTTTGGACCCGTGAGAGCAGGTTTGACCACCTCGCAGACAACCCCAGAAGTACGGCTTACGGAATTGCTCAACTCCTTAGAGAACGTAGTGGACAACCTGAACTTCAAATCCTTCACGGTCTACGATACATTGGTCATCGCTACGGAAAATCTGCGTGTCGCGCTCTCCAACATAGCAACAGAAGAGGCTGGTACTGATACACTATAAGTGCATCCTCCTTTCGGGCGACTAGGACCTCACCGCAAACCCTTCCTGCGGTGGGGTTCTTTGCTTTCCAAAGACAAAAAGCCCTAGTCAATTAAGACTAAGGCTTGTTGCCAGCACTCAACAGGCGGGCGCCTGTCAGTGATTAAAGTATAACACTATCCACCAGTAGAGTAAAATCCCTTGCCTTTGAATGTGATAGACGGTGCATCCCACTTGCGTATCATAGGTATGTGGCACTCAAAACAGGATGGTTCACGTGGTTCTTCGTGGATGCTACGTTCAATAGTAAGTTCTGCCTTGCAGTCAGGACAACGATAGTCATACATCATTGGTAAGGCGATTCCCCTCCCATAAAGTTAAGTATCTTGCGTAATGCATTGGAACATCTACGATCTGCAGTAGAGATAGCACACTCTGTTGCCTCACTTAACTGTTGCAAGGTGTAGTTCTCGTGGTATCTAAGACGTAAGATGTTCTTCTCATCCTCATCTAGTAACTCATAAGACTTCTTGATATCAATCAGCGTAGCCAACAGGTTGCCACCTTCTGCGGGGGCTGCAGGCTTGCGTGGTGTGCCATCATTGATAAGGTTTTGTGCCTGTTCAATGGCGGTATCATTGACCACGCTTGCGATAATGTATGGTAACAAACGTGCAATAGTAGTAACGTCATAGAAGGACTCATCATTGGTCTGGTATCCAGATCTAGTAGCCTTCTCCTTGCGAGCATAACGTTCAAGAGAACGGCGCATCTGAAATGCAATACGCTTCTGATTGATGAGACGTTTTGTATCATCCTCTTCTTCAAGTAAGCCGTTGAAGTAGGACACACGTGTCATCAACCAAGCGTATGCTTCTTGCGTTAGGTCAGCACGATCTACATACTTACGATAGCGACGATGAACAATGGTCACTACGCTAGGCACAAGGTCAGCAAGGATTGGGTGTGGATCAGTCACGAGGCCACTTACCATCCAATACCATCAGTGCAATAGCACTGTAGTTGAGTAGATCAATAAAAGAATCACGCAATGACTCGTTCTCAGGTGTTGCACCGCTATCAATCAAGTGGTTGATGCGTGCAGTCTTGTCGTGCATACGCACACGCAGACCGTTGAGTGGCCCACCAGGTGACAGGCTTATGTTAGTTGGACCATAGTCTTTGTGCTTCTTGATGAGCAGATTGCCTGCTGCATCTAATACTTCCCACACATCTGCAATAAACTTATTATCTAAATTCTTACTGGCATTGGACGTATTGTTAGCACTTCGCTTTGCGTATCCACGGAAAGGATCTGAAAGCCCAAATGCTGCAAAGTCTGTACTATCGTGGCCCAGTCTCTTTCGGTCATCGTCATACATCAAACGCCTCCAAATAATTTCAACGCCTCATCCTTACCGTGTGTAAGGTAGAAGTCATTGATGTCCATTGATGGAGGTAAGGATACTATACGTGAGTTCATTACCTCTTGTGACACACGACGAGAGAACTCAGCCCCAGGGTTGGTGCCATCTTCCTTGATGTCATTGTCACCGACTATGTACACGGTGTCATAGCCTGTAAATAACTTATTAAAGTGTGGCTTCCAAGCCTGCACTCCTGGTACTCCCACTGCTGGTAGGTTCAAGATACCTGATACAACTACCGCATCTAGTTCACCTTCACATACAACTACAACAGATGAATCAATGGTGATGTCAGCAACGTTATACAGGTGACCCTTCTGTCCTGCTGGTGCACCATACTTAGGCTTGCCATCATCTAGTCTGCGAAACTTTACTCCGACACACATACCAAGTGCGGTCAGATAGGGCACAGAAAGCCAGCCCGCGTGCGTTTCGTGACCATTGATGGGATCTGTTACAACACCCAACGAAAACTGTTGGGCAACATCTTCAGAGATCCCACGTCCTTCGAGGTAGGCCAGCGCCTTTTCGTCCAGGTTTTTGCTGTAATGTGTGACCGCTTCCAGTAGCGATTTCAACTGCTCTTTTGAGTGCATCCTTAAACTCCAAGTTCTCTATGATACCGACAACATTTACTGCGTTGCCACCCTTTCCACAGGTGTGACAAAAGAATAGGTTGTCGTATGTATTGATGACAGCACTAC